AAGCGAAATTTTGGCTGCAGGAACTAAGGGATATAGATATTGTATGCCAGGTTCTATGGTAATGTGCCATGTTGGAAGCATGCAGATTGGTGGCACAATGGGTAATGTTGATGCTACAAAGAAGTTTTGTGATGAACTGTGCAAGAAGTGTACGGATATGTTTTTAGAGAATACAAATATTGATGCAAAGTTATGGAAGAAGAAGACTGGATCCAATAGTGACTGGTATCTTTTTGAAGACGAAGCATTGAATTACGGTATTGTAGATCATATTGTTAATGATTATGATGAATTATTTTAATCTGGAGGTAGCGTATGGCAACTAAAAAGAAGGTTCAACAGGAATATTATGGGGAGGTGCCTACAACTCTTGAGGGCCATCCTTTTTATGGTTTTACGTTGGATTCACAGCAAAAGGAATTTGCAGAGGCTATTTTAGATCCAGAGAAGTTAATTATATTTTGTAATGCTTGTGCGGGAAGCGGTAAAACCTTTGTGGCGGTTGCTACTGCGAATCTATTAGTGCAGCATGGAATGTATGATGGTATTGTCTATGTTGTTTCACCCGTGCAAGAAGAGAAGAGTGGTTTTCTGCCCGGTGACGCGGATAGTAAAACGAAGGTGTATACTTCACCTCTTTATGACGCCCTATATAAATTGGGCGTTAATCCGAATACTGCAGTAAACCAAGAGTCTATTATGAATCTTAAAAATGGAACTGGGTATATAGATTGTGTTTCTCACCTCTGGTTGAGAGGTTGCAATCTTGAAAATAAAGTTGTTATTGTTGAGGAGAGCCAGAATTTCTATCAGGATGAGTTGAAGAAGGTTTTAACTCGTATTTCAGATAATTCTAAAACAATTGTAATTGGTCATACTGGCCAGTGCGATTTATATCATTATCCTGAGAGAAGTGGCTTTGCTCCTTATATTGAACATTTTAAAAATGAACCATATGCTCAGATTTGTACTTTGACCAAGAATTATAGAGGTAAAGTATCAACTCATGCAGATGAACTTTAACAAAACAGGAGGACAAAAATATGGCAAGCATCGTAAAGAAGTATAGTTTGAATGCAAAGGGAATTCTTGCAATTGAAAATGGTGAAGTAGCACTTGAGAATGCAGATACTGGTGAAATGATTCCTTTTGAGACACTGCTTGAGGATTTTAAGGATAAGAGCGTGAAAATTAGCGTTGCTTACGACGAAGATTTTGAGTAAGGCTAAATTAGAAAGGAGCAAAAAGTTGGACAGAGTAATGAAAAGAAAAGAATTAGTAGATGAATTGTCAGTGAGAACTGGCTTTTATAAGAAAAATATTTTGGAAATACTAGATGCACTAGATGATGTGATTGTTGAAAGTATGAGTATGGCAACAAAAACTAAACCTTCGGAGGTTTATTTATCCAATGGATTTGTGTTTGGTGGCAAATATTCTCCAAGGCATGAGGTGCGGAATCCTCAGACCGGCGAAATGATGATGACACCTGCCAAGTATGTTCCATATGCCAAGTTCAAGTCATCATTTAGAAAAAAGATTAACAACAAGTGATGGTGATAGCTATGAACGAGAATTTAAAGAGAATGGACGGAGAAAACCAGGACCAATATTTTTATCGTATATGTAGCATGAAAGATAGTCTTGGTTTTACGTGGCCGCAAATGGCCGAAATTTTTAATGATGAATTCGGGTGCAACAAGGGAGATACGGCGTATCGTAAAAAGTGGGCTGCTTTTAGAGATGTGTTTGAGGCGAATGCTGATCAAATTTTGGGCGAAGATAAATATCTTGAAGAAATAAAGCAAGCCAAGTATGAGCTTGAAAAAGAAAGACAGAAACTTTATGCGACCAAGGTTGAAGCTAATAGAAATTTGAGACTTGAGAGTCGCGAAGAATTATTTTATGAAAATATTAGAGACACCATTCAGTCGTTGCCTATGCCTAAGATTATTGCTGGAAATAGTGATTATCGCGTAGATTATCGCAAAGAACATGTGCTGGCCATTGCAGATATTCAGGCTGGTGCCAATTTTAAGATTGCCAATAATGAGTATTCTTTGAAGATTTGTGAAGAAAGATTTAATAAGTTACTTGATATGGTCATCGAATATGTGCAGTATAATAACGTTAGAAAGTTGCACGTTGTAGAATTAGCTGATAGCATTCAAGGTATTTTGCGCCTGACTGATCTTAAGCTAAACGAAGTGCCGGTTGTTGAAGCTACGGTCACCATTGCGAGACTGATTGCAAATTTTTTAAATCAATTATCCGCATATTGTCGCATAGATTATTATCATACACCTTCTTCTAATCATTCACAAACGAGACCAATTGGGTCTAAAGCAAACGAATTAGCTTGTGAAGATATGGAATATGTTATTGGACACTATATCCGTGATTTACTTAGGGATAATGATAATATTATAGTGCATCTTAATGATGGATATGACTACATCGAGGTTTCTATTTATAATTTTAATATAATGGCAATGCATGGTCATACTATTAAAAATATAGATACTGCTTTGAGAGATTTGAGTATAATGCATAGGAAGTTAATTGATTATGTCTTTGTTGGTCATTTTCACAATGGAAAAATTATTCCTGGAAATGAACATGACAGCCACGACACTGAGCTGTTAATGTGTCCTTCTTTCCAAGGCACAGATCCATATGCGTTTAATAAACTTGGAAAGAGCTCTAAGGCAGCTTGCAAGATGTTTATTTTTGATGAGAAGTATGGATGTACTGGAACTGAAAAGTTTATATTGAATTAACAATACAAAATTAATATAGCAGGCGTAACGCCGCATGCCCGTCACTTGGACGGTATCATAGTTTGGGCTGGTGCATTACGCGCCCTGGTCCACCTACGGTGGGGAAATTCCCCACCATTTTTAATATACAAATAAAGAAAAATAAAGGAGACAAATAATTATGGAAAACGTAGCTAAGAAGGAAGCAAGACTAGTATTTAATATGGGCGTTGGCAGGGCTCTACTGAAGGCAGGTTGTACTGTCGTTGACGTAAAGCCTGATAGGGCTAATCCTGATAAGACCGTTCTGGTATTCAAGAATGATGAGATTTTTGACAGAGAGTTTGCCCGTATTAATAAGGAAATTGCAGAAGCAAAGACTAAGGAAGCGCAGGAATAAAGCGCTTCCTCTATTATTCAGAAAGGAGGTAAAGTAAATGGCTGTAAGAAGTGCCGGTAAAAAAGCGCCTCCTATGAAAAAGACCACGGACGAGAAAATATATCTCTGCCCTTATTGTAATAAAGAAAAAAAAGAATCGGAATTTTATATGTCAACTGATCCTCTTGTTTTAACTGGTCGTACTTCTATGTGCAAAGATTGCGCTAAGAAAATTGCTCGAAATTGGGATGAAAATAAAAAAGAGTACGGCAATTGCACCAAAGCTTCAGTCCAGGCTGCCCTTGAAAGATTGGATAAACCATGGGTAGATGATTTATGGGATTCAAGTTATCATGAGGTTTATGATGAGACGAAAGTTAAAAGAAGATCGAGTGTTTGGGACGCATATATTAAAAATATTGGAATGACTCAATATAAAACTATGCGTTGGCGTGACGGAGACTTGTTTAGTACTTATGTTGAAGATGCTAAACAGGTTGCAAATATAGAACAGGTACAAGAGAAAAATTCTCAAGTGCTTGCGAATAGTCAAGAAGTTAATGATGAGTTTGAGAAAAATAAACGTAGCACTATTAGGCTTCTTGGATATGATCCGTTTGAATATGAAAAGCCTGAAGATCAGCCGTTGCTTTACTCTCAGTTAATTGGATATTTGGACGCTGGCGGAGATGGTAACGAGGATATGATGCGTACATCTTCTGCTATTACTATTGTTCGTGGATTTTCACAGCAGGCAAAAATTGATGATAAGATTGCTAAGGCTATGGCCAATACCAATGCAAATACTGCAGAGCTTAAGGCGTTGCTGGATGCTAAGAAAAATTTAAGCGCTACAATTTCTCAATTAGCAGAACAAAGTTGCTTAAGTTTAAAACATAATAAAAATGCTTCTAAGGGCGAAAATACGTGGACGGGTAAGATTAAAAAGCTTAAAGATATTGACCTCAGAGAAGCAGAAGTAAATGGTTTTGATATAGGAACTTGCAGGGGTATGCAACAGGTACTTGAGTTGAGTGATGCGTCTATCATGAAACAGCTTAGTCTGGATGAATCTGAATGGTCTGATATGGTTGCCGAGCAGCGTAAAATGATAACGGATCTTCAGAGAGAAAGAGATATTTATAAAGAAGTTAATAGAATACTTTTAAGAGAGAATCTTGATTTGAAGGATACTCTTGAAGAAAATCATTTATTAAATAAGAGTCATTTATCTGATCTAAGAGACTTATTCTCACCACTTGGGGAAGCAATAACCCAAGACGAGGAGGATGAAGGCGATGAATAGTATCAGATTCAAGATGGTCGAGGACATTAACGATGATGAGTTAATGTCCATCTTTGAGGATGATACGACCATATATGTAAAACCGGGCGTATATGCCATGTCAGATAGAAAAATTGAGTCTTTAATAAATATAGCTAGGATTCAGAAGTATTATCAATGCAATCCAGTTAGATTTATTGAGGATTTTTTTAATATAACGCTACTTGATGCGCAAGCATATATTGTTGCGAGAACATGGAATTGTCCAAATGTACTTGTATTGGCATCTCGTGCATTTGGTAAATCTACCGTCATTGACTTAATTTTAATGGCCAAAGATATGTTGTTCTGTAATGTATGGACATATATTGCAAGTGGTTCCGGCTCACAGGCCGAACAAACTTTTACTACGCTTGAGCGTTTGGCTAATGATGGTATTGATGAAATGAGAAATTCTACTGGTTACATTTTTAAACAAGAGGTTGAGATTAAGAATGCAACTGGCGATGGATTCAGTCATGGCAATGATGGATTTAAGTATAGTTTGTATAATGGCTCTTTTACACAAACTCTTAATAGCAATATCGACAAGAAGCGTGGTATGCGTGGTAGTGTTATTTTTGACGAATGTGGTTTCTTATCAGAGGAAATGCTTGAGGTTTATGGTGCTTTCGCGGCAGTAAACAAAGGTTTCGTATCCGGCAAGGATCGAAACGGTAAGATGATTGACCCTATTCGTCTAAGAACTTTTGCGACTAATATTCCAAATCAAAAATTTTATATTAGTTCTGCATCGAGCACCGACACTAAATATTATAGATTATATAGAGAATTCGCTAAACGTCAATTAATGGGTGATAGAGATTACTGCGTCGTTCAGGTTAGTTGTGATGTTGTTCTGAAGCCTACAATTCATGGAGAAGTTGTTAACGCGCTTCTCAAAAAAAGTGATATTGAAACTGCGGTCAGAACAAATCCTGAAAAGGCACGTAGAGAGTATTATTGTGAATTTACTTCTGATGCTGGATTGAACGCTATTATTAAGCGCGGCACTATTGCTAGAAATAGCGAAACTCGTGCACCACTGCTTTATAATGATACTGGCAAGAAGAAATTTGTAATAGCTTATGACCCTGCTCGTAGTAGGGATAATTCTGTAATTCTTGTTATGGAAATTTATCAAACCGTTGATGGTGAGTATAAAGGCAGAATTGTAAATTGTGTTAATCTTTTGGATGTTGGTAAAAAAATTAAAAGTCCTATGAGAACACCAGATCAGATTGAATACTTGAAACAATTAATATTGGATTATAACGGTGATGCACCGGATTATGAAAATATTGAATGCGTGTTAATCGATGCTGGTTCCGGTGGTGGCGGTGTTAACATTGCCGACTTCTTGATGGAAGATTGGTATGACAAAAAGGGAAAGAGGCATCGCGGCTTAATTGATAAAGAATATAGTGAAGAATATGCAGGACGTTATCCCAATGCAATTAATAAATTAAGGTTGGTATCTCCTGCCCAATATAAATCTGTTATTTATGAAGCGTTAATTGAAATGCTTGATATAGATGCTATTAGTTTTACAACAGATTATGATAATAAAGGATATCTGACTGTATTTGAAGCAGACGAAAAAAAATTAGAAAAAGAGAAAAAACGTATTACCGAAGAACTAAAAGCTAAAGGCGTTGACGGTGAAGAATTTACAAAAGCTCTTGAAGCTGAATTAATGCAAACCTCTTGTGTGACAACGAAGATGGTAAAGCTTGATCAATTCCAGGAGATTGCGTTGGCTAACATCGATGCAATGAAAGAGGAAATGGTCAATATGGTTCGTAAGAAACGAGATTCTGGTAAAGACTCGTTTGAAATTACTCCTGAAAAGGCTAATAAGTTGCATGATGACCGTTCATATACAATGGCACTTTGTGCTTATTGGTTATCAGAAAAACGTCTTGAAAATGTACGTGCTCGTAAAAAACCAGATGCAAAAGATATATTATCAAAAATGCAAGTTAATCGTGGTAAACCACTTAAGAAACTATTCGGATAAGAAAGGCGGTGAATTTTGTGGCAACAGAATTAACTAATAAAGAAAGAATAGAATTGTTAAGTCGCGAGGAGCGTAATCGTGCCGCATTCGCCGCTGTGAAAGATACTTTGGCGCTTATTGACTTAACTCAAAATAAGAGCATATCTTATACCACTTATTCCCGAGAGAGTTTACGAAATTATTTAAGGAACCCTGCGTCGGAAACGAACCAGAAGAATTTAAGGAAACTTAGTAATTATTTATATACCGTTTCTCATGTATATAGAAGATTAGTTAATTTTAAAGCTTATCAAATGCAGCTTAAGGCTTGGACTGTGTATCCAGATATTCCGCTGGTGGAAGCGCCAGATATGAACAGTATACTTCAGAATTATGATAACGTAACAAAGTATGTTCGTAATATGGATATGAAGAGTCAGATTTTAAAATGCTCTCTCCAAGCATGGAAAAATGATGTTGTATATGGATTTTGTTATGGCGATCCAGAAAATGATGGAACATTTTTTATTCATCTTCTAGATCCAGATTATTGTAAGATTTCTAGCCAGCAACATTATCGTGGTGTTTTAAATTATGCATTTGACTTTAGTTTTTTTGATTCGAGTACGAATTCTTATTATTTGGATGTTTATGATCCGATTTTTAAGAAAATGTATAACAAGTATAGTTCGGATAGCAGTTTGAGGTGGCAGGAACTCCCGATTGAGAATACATTTTGTTATAAGATTAATATAGACAATATGGATTATCCCATTCCTCCGCTCTCAGGTTTATTTGATAGTATTATTAATCTTGCTGATCTGCAGGCGGTTCAGGACTTAAAGGACGAGCTTGAGGCATATAAACTTATTTGGGCTAAAATTGGAACTATTTCTGGAACTAAGGATGTAGACGATTTTGAGATTGACCTTGATTTGGCAAATGCATTCTATCAGAAATTGCAGTCTATTTTACCTGAGAATATTGCGCTTGCTATGTCTCCTATGGATCTTGATACGATAGATTTCCAAGGTAATAGCGCCAATGATGTTAATATTATTTCTGAGGCTTATGAGAATATTATTAATGCTAACGGCGGTATTGTTTTAAATCAAAATAAGATTACTAATAGTGCTAGTTTTAAATTGGCACTTCAATTTGATTCAATGGATGCTATGGCTCCCGTTGAACAAATTAATGCATGGGTTAATTTATGGATTCTTAATCATCTTGGTGAAACTGGCATGGTCGTTGAGTATAGCGATGTTTCTCCTTATTTTGTAGATGATAAGGTTGATAAATTATTAAAACTTGCCCAGTATGGCATTCCAGTTAAATTGGAATTAGCCTCTCTAACTAATGCTAATCCTGTTAAAGAACGTGGCATGTCGTTTATGGAGGATGCTCTTGGTTTAGGAACAACCTCTTGGGTGCATCCGCTTGTATCTAGTAACGTGCAGAGTGGCAGCTTGTCTGAAAATGGTGATGGCTCAGAAGGTAGAAGCGAAATTGAAAACCCAGAAGAGCTTACTGACGAGGGAGAAAAAACTAGAGACAAAAAGTAAGGAGGAATGTATATGAAGGATACTAAATTTATCATTGTACAGGATGAAAACATTGCGAATCAGCTTATGATGAGTGGCTTTCAGATGGTTTCTAAGACTAATGGTATTTACACATTTATAAACGTAATTCCTCAGCATTTTAATTTTGAATCAATTGATATTAAAAAACTAGTCTACACAGATAGACTTGTTTTCTAATATATGGGCGTATTCCCGAATTTGCTAAGAAAGGAGGAAGAATATGGCTAAGAAAATTATGACACTTGATGATTTATATATGTTTTTTGTGCAGCAGAATACATCTTTTAATTTTAGCTCCAAAGAGTCTGGACAACCAATTGTTGTTACAAGTAATGGTCATTTTGCAAAAGAGCAAGATGATATGCCCGGTATGTTAAAGTTAGAATTAAAAAATTGTCATATAGACACCAATCGTAATGGCTCTCATATTTCTAAAGAGAATATGGAAAAGGCTATGCCTACATTAAAGTATCGTCCGATTCTTGCATATATTCATGAATTGCCAGATGGCACAAAGGATTTTTATGCACATAATATTCAAATTGAAGAGGACGAAAATGGTGATGCTAAGGTTGTTTACTTAGAGAAACAAGTTGGTTGTTTTACAGCGGATGAACCATGGCTAGAATATGACGAAGAAATGGATAAGACATATGTTATGGCATATGCAGTTATTCCAGAGGAATATACCGAAGCCGCAGACATAGTTCGAAGAAAGAACGGAACCAAGGTAAGTACTGAATTGGTAATTAATGAACTTTCATATAATGCTAAGGAAAAATATCTTGATTTGATTGATTTTTACTTTGGTGGCACCACTCTTCTTGGATCCGATGATGACGGAAACGAAATAGGTGAAGGTATGCTTGGCGCAAGAGGAGACATCGAAGATTTCTGCCACAAGGAGCCCGTATTTGAGCATCAAGATAAATTGATTGAAACACTTGAAAAGTTAAATAATACTTTATCGAGTTTCAATAAATCAAATAATTCAGAGGAAGGAGGAGACGAAGAGATGAATGACGTTGAAAATATTGTTGTAGAGGAAGAGCTTGAAGCTTCAACTGAAGAGGTTGTTGTTGAAGAGACTGAGACTACAGAAGAAACTCATTCTGAAGAAGAAACCGTTGTTGAAGAAACTTCTACTTCCGAAGATGGTGATGTGACTGTGGTCGTAGAAGAAGCTGAAGTCGAAGAAGCTGATGAAGTTATTGAATCTGAAAATTTTGAGATTAGATTTGAATTAAGTCATGACGATATTCGCATGGCTCTTTATGAACTACTCAGCGCACGTTCAGAAAATGGATATTATTCTTCATGGATTGTATCAGTATATGATAATAAGTTCATTTATGAAGATTATGAAGAATATAAGTTCTTTAGACAGAGTTATTCTAAGGATGGTGATAATATCGCCCTAGATGGTGAACCGGTTGAAGTATTTAACGAATGGCTATCTAAGGACGAAAAAGACGCACTTGATGCTTTGAAGTCTAGCTATAATGAACTTAAGGAGTTTAAGGATAATTATGATGCCACTGTACTCAAAGCAGAGAAGGAAGCTGTTCTGAATAGTGCTGAATATGCAGAGATTGCAGATTCTGATGAATTTAAGACACTGGTTTCTGAGATGGATAATTATTCCGTTGATGAAATTAAGGTGAAGGCAGATCTTCTATTTGCTGCTTCTATGAAGAAGAAGTTTAGTTTCGAGGCGAATAAGCCCGAGGAAAAGAAGTTTGTCGGCATTAACTTTAGTGCAAAGCCCGATAAGAAGAAGCAGGCTTATGCAGGTTTATTTGATGAATAATTTTAACAATACAAAATTAATATCTTATTACTTAAGCGCTCATTGAGACGCTTTTGTTATATTAAAACAAATTTACAATTATGAAAGGAAGAATGATTTTATGCAGGATATTATTAATGCTAATCACATCGTTTGTGAATCTACTAATATTTTGTCTACCAATTTCGGCGGCGGTCACATCTACAGCATCGCTATTTCCGAAGATATGGACAACGGTCTTCTAGTTGCTAGAGCCGAGTATGCCAACGCTGAATACGAAGATGAGGTTTGGAACATGAAGGAGTACGCTGCTGGCGATGAACCTCTACTACTACTCAACCCTCCCCTTCTACCCATGACCGAGCTAAGAGGTTATGCTACTGAGGACAGGTTCTACAATGCTAAGGGCGACAGAGTTCGTGCTTATACTCTAAGAATGGGTGA